ACAAGATGCCCTGGAACGTGCTATAGTAATCTATAAACTAAGCAAAACAGATGAGTGACAAACTAAACATTGCCAATGAGATGCGACAGTTTGACCGCAAGAACAGATCATTCTACGACGAACTCACCGCAGAAGAAAAGAAAAAGTTTTCAAACTATCTCATGATACGTTGGGGCTCCTCAGTGGAAGGCTCAAGAGAACTACAAGAGTTTTATGTCATCAGTTGCAACGAACGACTAAACAAGCACTTCTTTGACGTTAGCAAGCACCCCAAACTACATTGGCTCATGGCCACCAGTGTGAGTCCAGACTTGGGCACACCAAGGCATCCTTGGATAGCCCCCAAGAAAAAGGAAGCAGGGCTCAGTGGCAAACGCAAAGCCCTAATGGCCATATACCCCACATACAAAGATGATGAAATTGATGTAATGTGCGAGATCACTACCCAGAAAGAAATTGACGAATACAATCGTCGTGCTGGCCAGGACAAAAAATGAACCTAGTGGTCAACGGTTGCAGTTATATGGAATCGTATGCTGTGGGTCAAGGGCATGTTGATTTGGCTCAGCAGCTGGCGCTAGACTGCCCTGTGAGTCTTGCCATAGGTGGTAGCGCAAACAGTCGCATACTAAGAACCACACTCAAACACAGTTACACCGCACCGCCAACATTTTACGTACTAGGCATGACATTTCTATCAAGACTAGAAATACCCATATGTGAACAACTAAATGACTTTGAAGGGCGTTGGGTCAATCCGCAAAATCAAGAGTTTAAATCTCGTTGGCAGTATGACTGGACACAAGCAGATTCAGATCAATTTGTAGAAACCAAACTCAAAAGTGAAGTATACTCTGTGTTGGATCGCATAGAAGATTTGATGTATCGCATGTTGGCCACCATTGCCGACTTGCAAAGTCGCGGACACCGTGTGCTGATGTTTCAACAAGCAGACAACCTATACTTAGATTTCTTATCAGACCCCAGATTATCATTATTTGATCAACCCGAAATCGTGGGCAAGTTTGGCTGGCGTGCCACTGTCTGGCAAGCTGAACAGGGAGTCCAGCCCAAAGACTATGGTCCAGGTGCACCTTATGTTCCACCGGACATGACACATGCCGCAATTGGACATCACCAAAAACTAAATGAATATTTGACAAACTACATTCAAGAGCGTAAACTGTTAGCATGAGTTTTGTATGCGATTATTGCAAGAAAACGTTTTCTAGAGAAACGTCAATAGCCGTTCACATGTGTGAACCCAAACGCCGACGACTTGCTCGAGACGAAGCAGGGGTGCGTATGGGATTCCAAGCATACATCAAGTTTTATGAAACCATGCAAGGATCGGCCAAAAACAAAACACACGATGACTTTTGTGACAGCCCTTATTACAGAGCATTTGTCAAGTTTGGAAACTATTGTGTAAACACTCATGTGATTGCTCCTGCACGTTTTATGACCTGGTTACTGAAAGCACAAAAGAAGATTGACAATTGGTGCAGTGACAAAGTCTACACTGAATACTTGATTGAATACCTGCGTGTGGAAGCAGTGGATGATGCACTGGCTCGAGCAATAGAACACAGCATACGTTGGGCAGAAGAAACAGGCAATCCCCCACATGATTGGATGCGTTATGGCAACACCAATAGTCTATGTTATGCTGTTACAGCCGGACGTATAAGTCCTTGGGTGATTTACAATTCAGAATCAGGACAAAAGTTTCTAAGCGAACTCAGCACAGAACAAGTGGCCATGGTATGGCCCTACATCGATAGTGACGCTTGGCAAAAGAAATTCACAAATTACCCAGCGGATCAAGAGTATGTGAAAGATATATTGAACAAGGCAGGATGGTAATGAGCGCAGACATTGACATTGACTTTGCCAACAGAGATGATGCGCTGAAATTAATTCAGCATGTTCCTGCACGACAAAGCAATGGACGCCGGCACAACTCAGGAATCTATGTAACAGACATTCCTCGGGATCCTGTCAATCAGTGCGCCGCCATAGATTACGAAGAAGCAGAACAGCGTGGTTATTTTAAACTGGACTTTTTGAACATGAGTGTGTATCAGTTGATCCGTGATCCTGCACACTACAAAGAGATGTTCACAACCAGCCCGCCCTGGGAGCGACTATGGACCGATCATGCTTGGGCCAGCCAACTAGTACATGTGGGCAATTATACAGATTTGCTACGAGTAATGAAACCAGATTCAATACCCAGGATGGCGGCGTTTATCTCTATTATTCGCCCAGGCAAGGCACATTTACAAACACAGCCCTGGCCAGAAGTATTTGCTAGTGTATGGGACGGGGACGAATCAAAGGGCTACACATTTAAGAAAAGCCACGCAGTTTCCTACGCGGCCCTGGTAGCACTACACATGAACTTGCTTAATCAATCCGACGCACCAGCGTAATTGACTTTCTCTTGCCTTTTCTGCGCACTATGTCCAGCAAACTGCAAGTAGGCCCGTGCAAAATTTCTAAGTCTTTGTTGACAAAAGTACGAAGAGTGGGGCGGAATTGTTCCCAATCTCTGCGTAGAAATATGTTTATAGGTATGCTACGATTGCTTTCCCACCACCAGGTGCTGGCAAGTTCTAAGAACAGCACCTTATCTTCCTGTGTTTGTACAGCACCAAAGTCGTAGATAGTGGTGACAACGTCGTCTCTGTTTTGTACCACACCTACATATTCCACATTTGCGTACAAGCACAATGTGATAAAGGGATACTTCTCCGTTAGCTTTTCAAAAATATTATTACCCATAAATACTGTTTCGAGGATCCTATGTATTCAACCACCGTTTACTTATACCAACAAATCGTCCGGGTACTTTTGATAGACACCAGTGGCGGATACTTTACAGCGAGGTACGACCCAGTGTATGCAAAACAACTAACAATTAACAAGGGAGTAGACAATGTTTTACTCTTTGAATTTATCAATCAAGATGAGAAACCTGTAAACATTGCAGGCAGCACATTTGTGTTCCGTGTGGTGAATCAAACTGGCGACGAACTGTTGATCACCAAAGATATGGAAATCCTGAGCTCTGCTCTGGGTCGTGTCAAGGTAGTTCTCAACACAGAAGATACTATCAATATCCAGGCACAACCGGCCAGTTACAGCATACAACGCTCAGCAGGAAACTATGTACAAGCCGCTTATGTAGATGCCAACTCACAGGCCCGAGCAGATTGCAACATTGTTGACTCAATCCTGCCACAGTTTGTACCCAGCGCAGAATGCACAGTTCCGGACATGTATGGTAAAAATAACTTTGTGGGCACCGCTCCTACACAATTTCCTGACTGGGCACTTACACCACAACCGCAAAATTCAATTCAAATGACTGAATTTTATTCCAGCTTTATACCAACCAATGGGTCTAGTTTTACCACAGTCAAGTTTGATCTTGTGGGCTACACAGGCACAGTCAAAATACAAGCCGCACAAAATTATGAATCCGTTTGGTACAATGTAAGTGAAACTCGTGAGTATTCTGGGGCAACAGTAAGTGACTATTTTAACATTGTTGGGTTCCATCCATTGTTACGCTTGGCTCTCAACAACTCAGTGGGTTATGGTGCCAGCGGTAATGTTCAAGTAACCGACGGTGTGGTCACAGGAATCAGTATAACCAACGCAGGTTACAACTATGTTGGACCACCGTACATTCAAATTTTGGGCAACGGTTCGGGCGCCGAAGCAGTGTGTACTATCAGTGATGCAGGAGTAATTGCCGGAGTGACCATCCTTAACGGTGGTTCTGGGTACGTGCCACTACAATTCCAAGGTTCAATTGCCGCAACTGCAATATTCACAAACGGCAAGATTGAAAACGTTCAATATCGTTGATCTAGTGCGATAAATCTGTTATAATCAACAGATGCTAGACATCCTTGCTTACCTACCTGCAAAAAGAAAACCCAGTCCACAGGGCTGGCTGAGTTTCAATGCAGTATGTTGCACTCATAATGGTAACAGCGCAGACAAGCGTGGGCGTGGCGGTATCAAAGCAACCGAATCGGGTTGGAGTTACCATTGCTTCAACTGCGCATACACAGCCAGTTTCATTCTGGGGAGAACTGTTAGTTTCAAAGCCCGACGATTATTAGGATGGATGGGTGTGCCAGATAACGAGATTGACATGCTCAATCTTGAAAGCCTACGCCACCGTAGTATACACGGCATACTAGAAGATCGACAACGGACATTCAACGCACTCAGTACTATTGAGTTTGAAGAAGCAGATGACTTCCCGCCTTACGCAGAAGTGGTCACACCTGAGTTTCCTTTGTACTGGGATTACATTCGTAAACGAGGTGTACCAGAAGACTTTCCCATAATGACATCAATCAAAACTGATGGAGTTCATTGGGTTAGGCCGTTTGTGTTAGTCCCATTTACCTACGACAATCGGGTAGTTGGGTGGACTGCTAGATTCTTGGATGACAAACAGCCCCGGTACATCAATCACTCACAACCGGGCTATGTGTTTGGTACAGATCTACAACATGCCAACTGGCAACATGTGCTAGTGACGGAAGGCATATTTGATGCACTTTCAATTGGCGGACTTGCTGTGATGCACAATACCATCAGTGACGCACAAGCAAGATTAATTCGCAGTCTTGGACGTGAAGTAACTGTGGTACCAGATCAAGACACAGCCGGTGTAGAACTGATTGACCGTGCTGTGGAACTGGGATGGGCAGTGAGCATACCTGAATGGCCTGAGGGTTGTAAAGATGTCAACGACGCTGTAATAAAACTAGGTCGCCTAGGGGCCTTGCTAACTATTATGGCCGCAAGAGAAACTAGTAAAATCAAAATAGAGATAAGGAAACGACAACTTGTCAAAAGAATACAATAGGCTTTGGGTGTTTGGTGACAGTTATAGTACGCCGGATGTTTGTGTTTCTCCACAAGAAAGTTTTTGGGGGTTAACTGCTTCTACGTTGGGTGTTGACACGGTGATTAACTGCAGCAGATCCAAAATAAGTTTTGACAGTGTGTGTCAAATGCTAATAGGTGAACAGCAAAGATACAACTTTGATCAAGACTTTTTTGTCATTGGCCTGCCGCCGTTGGAAAGGATCACTGTATTTGACGATTACAAAGACACAGCACTGGTAAGTTCTGTATTTGATACAAAAACGTGGCAAGCACAACCCAGTAATGTCACAAGCCATCATGGATTGATAAATTTACAGTACAAGGAACTTGATCGATTGTCAGTGTTGATCAGTGATCGTAGTTGGATTGAAACCCAGGTTTTGCGACAGATATTTTTAATAACCAAGTGGTTGGATTCTTGCAACGCTAACTACATTGTTGTAAATCTCAGTAAAAATTTAGATCCAAACAATCACTGGGGACCAAGTCAATACATACTAGATTATTGTGTAGCTCACAACAGATGTAAAATATTTGATGGCTCCATGTATGATGTTAACTTGAACATCAACCGGCCAGCAGATTATGACAATTTTGGATGGCACGGGCATCACGGACCTGCTGGTAACCGACATTTTTTTGAAACAAGCATAAAGGACAAACTTTGTTAAAAGAATACGGACTTGATGTCCAAAGACTATTTCTAGAGATGATGTTGGAAGACGCCACAAGTTATGTGCGTGTTCAAAACATCTACAACCCACAAAACTTTGACCGGAGTTTGAGGTCAGCGGCTGAGTTTATCAAAGAACATTCAGACAAACACAAGACCATGCCTGACAGGCAACAGATTTCTGCAACCACAGGGGTTAAACTTGCACCAGTGCCGGACTTGAACGAAGGTCACTTTGACTGGTTCATGGGCGAGTTTGAAGCATTTACCCGACGTCAAGAACTTGAACGTGCTATTTTGAAGTCAGCAGACTTGCTGGAGAAAGGCGAATTTGAACCCGTTGAAAAACTCATCAAAGATGCAGTACAGATATCACTCACTAAAGACATGGGCACGGATTACTTTGCTGATCCTAAAGCTCGCATTGAGAAATACTTCAACTCGGGCGGGCAAGTAAGCACAGGTTGGCCGCAACTGGATAGATTGCTGTATGGTGGATTCAGTCGTGGTGAACTAAACATCTTTGCTGGAGGTTCGGGCTCAGGTAAGTCACTTGTGATGATGAACATTGCGCTAAACTGGCTACAACAAGGATTATCAGGTGTGTACATTACACTGGAACTTAGTGAAGAACTCACAAGTTTGCGAACTGATGCCATGTTGACTAACATGAGCACCAAGGACATCCGACGTGACATGGACACAACTGAACTCAAGGTCAAACTGGT